TGGGCTTTTTGAACTTCTTCTAGTTTTTTAAGTACAGGTTCAGGGATTGCAGACTTAGCAACCATCTCACCAGCGAAGTCGATCATCTCTTCAGCTTTAGCAACTTCTTCTTGGACCGCTTCTTCAAGGGCCTTCGACAGACGTTCAACTTCTGCTTTGAGGGTTTCGACTTCAGTCAATTCTTCAGACTTGCCGACAGCGGCAACATCTTCAGCTTGATCTTGTTGGGCTTCCATTTGCATATCAGCCATTTCTTCTTCGGGGCTTTTAACCTCGATTGTAATGCAGACGCCCTTTTCGACATCCTCTTCTTTAGCTTTAGCCATATTCATATCCCGTTTAAAAAGGGCGACTGTTGCCGACTTATTAGCGGGAGAATCCACCAGCGACACTTCGTCGAGTTGTAGGTCTAGGAGTTCGTTCATTGGATTTTCTCCCGTTTAGCCCTTCCGCCAATCGAAAAGGCTTTCAGTTCACCAGACTTGACCTTCTCCCAGACTGCATTGTCATAGACTTTGCAAGCAACGATCCAACCTTCTTTGTCTGATGTTACACCAAGAGCGTCAGCAATCTCTTTAGTGAGTGGCATGGAGTGAACAAACTCTCCAATCTTGCCACCAGAGTGCATATCTTTGGCTACTCTTGCAGAAAGCATAAACTCAGTTGCTGCTTTCACAAGTGTCTCTGCTTTGATAACGTCCCCTTGGGTATCAACCACAGGAATGCCGTTCTCAGTAATTACGCTGGCCCACCCATAGACCATGCGCTGTGCATCGTCTGCTTTAAGGATTTGACCTTGAATGCCGAAGTCACTATCTTTACCAACCACATCAGATACAGACGAACCAGCTTCCCACATTTTGCAGGACCAATAGTTAGCCGTTGTCTTATCTGATTCCGTGTCACAACCCATACGAGAGCGGAAGTTTGCTCGTGCTTCGGGGTTATCACGGCGGATTTCCATATTAGGATCACCGAAGGTTACTTTAATAACTTTGTCGCCATCTTTGACATAAACGCCAAACTTCTTGGAAGAACCAGCAGGAAGTCGGAAAGGTTTGTCAAGTTGCACTTCTTTCCCCTGATACTCTGCTTTCATAACAGGCTTAGGGGCTGCTTTTGCCTTGGACCAAGCACCAGCAAAGGCACGGCTTTCAGACATTCCATCTTCACCCATCATAGAGTTAAAGACGTTACGAAAGATAGTTTGTTGGTGGTCAGATAACTTGCCACGAACAGCCTTTGGTAGTTCACTATTAGACGTGTAGGGCATCGTTCTTCACCAAAATAAGTTGTTGATTAGAGTAAACCCGTGTGCCATTGTTAGCTACAAGAGCGACTTGATTGTCAATATCAGTCTTTTCGGGAATTGCACCAGCAACGGGTGGTGTAGCCACAATGAATTGCTCAAAGATTTCTGTGGCATAAACAGTAATAAAACTTGTTCCAAAGAAACGCCAGCGGGCATTTAACTGAGCATTTTCGTTCTTATTGCAGGAAAAATCACCATATACGCTGTAAGCAGTATATCCAGCAGGAACTGTGTAGATGGACATTGAGGAATTACCTTGTCCAGCATCAATCCTAGCTACAATAGTTCCCGTTGTGCTCCCAATATGGACTTCAATATTACCGATATTCGAAGCAGAGCCGTCCAAGTATATAGCACTATTTAGTCTGTAGAAATCTTGTGTAGTTGCTACATGAGTTGTGCCCTGAAGGGTAAGCGTCTCTGTGATCTGATTATAATTAGCATCAAGACCACTTAGTTGAACAAAGTATGTGTCAGATGCACTTGTACTTGCCACATAGAGTGTTTTACCACCGCCATTCCAAGCAGACCAAGGATAAAGACCACCAACATTCCAAATAGTCTCTGGGACTGTAGCAGCGTCAACTTGTGGGTTTTTGCCACTCAGGAAAACTACACTACTGTCAGAGACTTCTCCCTTGGCTATGGCGAAGTAATCATTTTCGTAGCTTAGTTTATCCCAAGATGACATTTCTTATCCTATCAAGCGGGTGGTGGTTGTGGGGCCTGAAGAGCAGCCTCTTGAGCCTTGGCATCTTGTGCCTTCTTATCCTTTTGATCTTTTAGGTACTTTGGCTTATCAAAAGGAAGTTCAGCAATGTGCATCAACTCTTCAACCGCATCAACTTGATCAGCCACATTGATGTCAGCACCATTAAGGTTACGGAGGAACGAGGCCAATTCACGCAGATCGTGAGGAGCCACATCACCAGCAACCAACTTAGGCATAACGTCCCAAGACATCCCGTTCAGTTTCCAGAGGGATTCTACCAACTGCTTGTTGAGAGTATCAACGATGCTATTGATGTAACTTTCCATAGAGCGAAGGAACAAATCGGTCTTCGTCTTAGAGAGGGCATAGGAGCCTGTAGCACCACCACCAAGCATCATGAACTCAGCCATCACTGAACGAGCAATGTCGTGCTGATAACGCTGAATTACGGGGTCTGTGTCGATTGCACGAGTGCCGTTAGCAGTGATGAGTTCAATGTCCATCAAACGCATATTTGTGGGCTTGCCATCATTGTCTGTATAGGGGTCAGACGGAAGCAAAGCATAGCCCTGTTCGTTGTTCTTCAGGTCACGAAGAATACGCTCGAACTGACCTTTGAGTGCAGCTTGGTCTGCTGTGGCATCACCGCTTAAATATTCAGCGGGCATACGACCGATTGGAACACCATGAAGTTCACGCTCAATGGCGATAGCTTCATAACCCTGAATGCGGTTCAGGTAGCTGTATGCCACATAAGCATTACGCAAGACAGAACGCCCAGAGGGGTCGTTGTTCAAGGTCGTAGTGCGATAGTAGACACTCTTTTCAATGGGGATATAGATAGCAGGACGGCCCCACGACACCATTTGGTGTAGGCCAAGGATGTCACTGGTTTCTTTATCTACCTCAAAACGGTAGACGGTCCAAGGTGCGCGAACAGCCAGCTTCTTAATGCCGATTTTGCCATCAGTATACTTGCTATTTTTCTTAGGTGAACGGGTATCACCCCCACGGACCTTATAGACAACCTCAAACCATGAAAATCCATAGGTCAGGAAAGACAGGGCTTCAGAGATGTGATCGTCTACGCTGTGGTCCATGTCATCCAAGACAGATTTCATAAACTCAGCAGCAGCCAAGGCTTCGGGGGTATCAGATGCGGGGACAACCTTAATGTCAACATCACGAAGGGTCTGTTCGACAGCATACATAACAGCACCAATGGTGGCATTGTTATCACGCATCTCACGATATTTCTGGATGGCCTTGTTACCACGAAGATCAACAAGAAATTCATCAGCAAAAGGCAAACCTGAATAAGTATTGACGCCTGAAACGCCTAATTCAATTTTGCTGGCAGTTTCGGACAACTTATTCATCAGATTTCCTTAATCTCTTTTACTGTAAGGCCCATAAGAGCAAGGGCAGCTAGACCATATGGACCAATAACAATATTTACACAGTCAGTTTGAGCCAAAACTGATTCTGTGGCAACGTAGCCTTCCAGTGGGCCGGATGCGACCTTGTATTCAACACCGCTGGCATCGACCTAGATCGGCACGTTGTCAGCTACATTGGGATCGGTGAAGTTAGGTGGGCAAGCGATTGTCACGATGTCCATCAGGGGGCAACAGGTGGAAGGCTGGCGTTGAACGCAGCGCGGGCAGCAGAGATACCCTCGTCAGGCGTGGAGACGCCGTATTGAGCCATGTACGACAGCGCGGCCATGTTCATAACCATGTTCACATAGCCATCGTCAGTGGCAATCTCAGTGCTGGGCTGCACATAGTCAGGTACGGTGGTGACGGTATACTCAGTCATTTGGCGGCTCCTTGGGTTGAGTAGCTTCTTCCAGCTTGGCTAGAAGCGTTGCGGCATCTTTCACAGCGCGAAGACCTAGTGCCTTTACGCCAGCGTCCAGTAACCCAGCGATGGCTTGGATTTCATGTTCGGTGAGTTCAAGTTTAATCATGTTAGGTTCCTACTACAACAGCACCAAGGTTATTCCATAGGATGCCTGGACCAGGGTTTGATGTGGGAAGTCCAGAAATGTACAGCACGTTACCAGATGCTCCAGTACCTGCCCCTTCAGGCTTAATCTCAGCAACACCGCCAACGCTCATAGTCTTAGTCAGACGGCGATAGTTTGAGGCATCAGTATATGTGCCATACAAGCGGCTGGTCTGAGCGGCTGTGCTGTTGCGTTGGGCGAGGGTGTTGGCGGCATCGCGGGTTAACAAAATATCAGCCGTTCCACCTACCGATGATGCCCATGTGAGGGTGCCAGAGCCAAGGCAAATTCTGCTGAAACCGAAATACGCCATAGGCGACCCCGCGCGGGTGTAGGTCCATTCATAACCATTGCTCGACCCAAAGCCAGAGTTTCCGCCGCCGCCCGTCACTTGCAAAGATGCCGTAACGCCTGAGGTCTGTGGCAAAGTGACGATTCCGCCCTTCGCCACGCTAAACTTACTCGCCCCTCCCACCTGCAAGTCCATGAGCAGGGAGCCAGCAGCAGAGGCGGTGTCGGTGACGTTCATCTTGATGGCGGCAAAGGTAGTGCCAGCGGCATTCCATGTGTCAGTTAAGTTGTAGATATAAGCCATTATGCAGCCCTTTGTTCAATGATTGAGTCAGCACGGTCTAGTATTACCGAATTAGTTCGGTCAAACACAGCTGCGGCAGGAAAGCTGCTCCTAGAAACAGAATTGTTAAGTTGCCCTCTAAGGGAAAGACCAATAGAAACTGAGGGCATAACAAATTTCCTTTAGATAACGAGAGAGAAAATACCAGTTGCAGTAGTACCCGTTGCTTTAATACGAGTTACATTGCTACAAGGGATCATATAGTTTGCAGGGAAAGTAACTGTGCGGTCTGTACCATCAACAGTGAATACCACAGCACCAGCACCAGTTACATAAAAACCAACAACTTGATTCTCAGCAGAGATGCTCATATTGTCAGTAGAATCACTGGTTGTTACAGGAACCCAATCACGAACAAGGCCAGACGAAAGGTCAACAGCATTAGCTACCATTATCAAAATCCATTAAGTAGGCCCTTCGCATCCGAATAGGCTAAGGTTAAAGAAGGTCTTGCAACCCCATTTAGGGCCAAGTCAGTCAAGGCCCAAACTAAAGCATCTAAACGGTCAGGTGAACCGATAGAACCCATAGGTTCCCACTGGACCATCTGGTTCTCTAGTTCGTCAAGACCCCTACGGTGCTTAACTTTACCACGCTCATAGAGGGCTGATATAGGTTCTGCACGAGCATACTTGCCACGAGAAGCATGAACTAGCCGAATGGGAATAACTTCATTGACAGTCTGAAGGGTATGACGAACCATATCACCACCTTGGTTGCGTTCTGCCACAACACGATCAGCGGAATACTTGTGATAGAGTTCATTGGCCTTAGAGGCCCACTGTTCAGGGGAATAGCGTTCTGTGGCATCCTCAAGGACATAGCACATCCCATTGATGTCGATACCAGCCACAACAATACCTGTCATGTCGCTTTCTGCGTTAGCAGTGACCGCAGGGTCAATAGCCACAACAACCCTTGCTAGGGTGTTAGCGAAGTCTACAGGATCAGGGATGTCTACTTCACAGGCTTGCAGGACATCTCTGTTCCACAAAGCGCCAGATGCTTCGTCAAGGATTTCTGCATAGAGTTCCTGCCGACCTAGACGGGTTCCTTCATACTGACTTTTAACTGTAGCCAGATAAGGAGCAGCGAGGTTAGCTGAGTTATCGAAAGTAGAACCACTCGTTACAACAGTGGTGTCTTTCTTCAGGATTTCCCTGACCAACTTAGTTGGCTTTGGTGTTGTGGTAATACAGACTTGGGGGTGTTTGCCTAGACGCAGACAGAATTGAAGCATATCC